AAGAGAAATATTATACCTATGTAAAGGTAGGGGCGAAATGTCCTACATAGAGGCACGAGAGCAGTTTGACAGGCGAGTACTTGAAACAGATGATTACTACAACGGTATCATTAATGTTAGAGTGGGCGGATCAGACAAACTAAAACAGGCATTGCTAGAACATCACATACAGGCAAAACAATCCAACACCTAAGGTTGGCGGGCCAGATTAAAAATACCGCTGTGGAAAAAGCTCTCGTATAGAAGCACACGTACATATTGATTGACACACCAGAGTGTGGAAGCCACCAAACAAATTGGGCTCACTAGTTGATATAGATTGAATGTTGGCAGTCGAAAAACACAAACACAGTACATAAAAACTCTTTAGCAATAGGAACGAAGCGAGAGGTAATGTTATATAAACTGCACATTAACTTAGTTAATGTACGTTTTATGTTACATATGTCGACGTAGGTTGGGAAAGGTCAGAGCCCATTGTACTTTGTGTATAAACAAATAACCTACTTCCAATGTCTCGGCTGTGGCCACTCACATGAAGAGCGCAAGCGTCAAGATTGGATGGAACCATAAACAGGTTCCGTCTGACTGAAACAATCTACATGAAGTAATTACATTTTTACTACGTAAAAATGCTTTATTCATATATTACTACTTTCATACAAACGAAGTGTTTACTTTGAGCGTAAGCGAAAAGTTGTTTCGTGTAACGAAACATATAAATACAAAGTAATATTACACAAAGGATTCAAAATGCGTATAGATGATGTAACACTTAAAGAAGCACCTGTAGGAATGTTAAAGAAAGCAGGACAAGCTGCTGGATCACGAGCTCTTGGTGCTATTGGTATGAAAGGCAAAGCAGGTAACTTAGCTGGTAAAGCTGATTTATCTGATACAGCAAATAACTTATACAACGAGTTTCGTAGATATCTTGGTACGCAAGACAAAGACATTAAAACTGCTACTGGTGAAGATCTTAGTGGATTTTTAAATTCTAAAGGTGTTAAAGTTCCTGGCATTCCTAGTGGTGTAGTTAACAAGAACATTATTAATAAAGCGATGATGCAAGCAGCCAAAGACGCTATGGCAGGTAAACAAGGTGTTCAAAAAACAGCACCCGCGGCTGGCGCCGCACCGCAAGCGGCTGCTCCGGGACAAGCAGGGCAAACTAAGCAAGCACAACCTAAAGTTCCACCTGCAATAATGAAACAATTAAAAGCATTAAATCCGCAAGAGAAAAAACAATTAGCGAGTATGTTATGAAGTTAAATGAAGTAACAACCTTTGCGCCAGGTTCACAAAAAATACTTACAGAGAGCTGGCAAGAACTTACAGAAGCACAACAGGTACATCTAAACCGTTGGGAAAAAGAATTATGGCCTATGCTAGAACAATACACACGTTTAGCAGAAGCAACACTTACACCTGATCAAATAAAAAGTATATTTAAAGGTGCTGAACAGTCAGCAATGGCAGGTGGTAACAACACTAGCATGTTAGGCAAAGCAGGTAAGATTGCAAAACTACCTGTAGACATGGCTAAGAAAATAGATCAAAAAATTAATCAACTTGGCAAAATGGCACAAGACGCAGGTCCTGTACAAAATGCTGATGCTAAATTTGAAAAACTAAAAGCAGATATTAAATCAAAAAACAGCGACAGTAAAGTTGTTAAAGGTATTGAGGCTGTTAGTAATTGGGCAAAAGAAAATCCAGGCAAAGCAACACTAGGTGTTGCAATACTAACAACAATCGCTGCGTTTGCAGGTGGTCCTGCAGGTGGTGCTGCCGCTGGTTTAATCTTACGTTCAACTAAAGGTTTGCTACAAGGTGAAAAATTAAGTACCGCTGTAGGTAAGTCTGCTAAAGTAGCAGCATATGGTGCTCTTGCTGGAGCGGCATTTAGATATATTTCAGATGCTGTTTGGGAAAACATTGCAACAGCAGGCGATGCTGATCTTGAAGCACTAGCAGGCAGTTTTGAAGAAGCAAATATGACAGCAGCCAAAGATGCTGTGTTTGCTGAAAAAGGATTTACTCCAGATGTACTGGAAGGTTCAACTAAACTGACCATGAGTGGTAATATAAACAATTTTTATTACAACTATGATACAATATTAACACCAGAACAAATAAGTGAATTTGAAGGGTTTGAAGCTGCACTAAGAGATACAACAACATTTACTCCTGAATATTATAAAGAAGCTGCAGAGTTCCATGACTTTATGGCAGAAATCACACAAGAAAACAAAGAGCTTACAGGCTTATGGAATGCACTTAAAGATATTCCAGAACAAAGTTGGACAACTGATCAAGTTAAACAATGGTCAGCGGCTAGTGACAACTTAGACAAATTGTTAAATGCAATTGAAGCATCAGGCGAAGGAGCAGCGGCTGCTGTTACTGGTGCAATGACCGCTGTAGACAGCAAAGTAGATTCTGCACAAAAAGCAAAATCTATTCCACCAAAAGAAAAAGAGCAACTAGAACTAGCACTTAAAGGTGGAGGCATGGCTCAGCCAGTAGATAAGAATTTTGACAAAAATCAAAAACTTTCAGACTTTGGTCCTGTAGGAGACAAAGCAGAATCAATAGACATGGAAGCACGTTTTGAACAGTTTTTAGCAGAAGCACCTGCACAAGGTGAACTACCTTTAAACAATCCAAACACAATGGGTGCAAAACTAAAACGTGGCGCAGGAAAACTTGCAGGTAAAGCCGCAGGTGCTGTTAAACAAAAAGCCAAAGACTTGGGCAATAAAGTTACAGCAAACAAATTATTTAAAGCATGGAAGTCAGCAGGTTCTCCAACTGACACAGGTTCAATAGTTAATATACTTTCCGATGCAGGTATGTCAAATGATCAAATTGCACAAATTGGTCAAGAAGCAAATGTTGAACTTAAACCAAGTACAGTGCAACAACCAAAACAAAAGCCTGGGCAAGCACCTAGCAACGAAAAATTAGTTGCTCTAGCAGATCAAATTAAGCAAGCAAAACTACAAGACGTAGTAAAACAAATGCTTACGAAACCTGCTTAGAAATAAGGCAAGCCAGACTTTTTAGTTGTTTCAAGATTTTCTTTAATTATATCAGCAATGATATCTCTATCTTCTGGAGGGAGTTCAAACGCTTCATCCGTAGAAAGTGATCCACGCATGTGCCATGCGAGTTTAAACAAATTGTAACGCATCTCCTTCACTTCTTTTTCTAGGATATCAACTTCGTGAAGAATCTGTTTCGTTGGTAGGGCTAATATCCTTATACGAAAAAATTTGCTTGATCGAATGAAACAGGAACCTCATATGTTGCAGGTACTCCTTTTTCTAATTCTTCCGGAGTTGCATCTACTATTAACGGCTTAACTTGAAATTGTGATCTTTGCACTTCAACATGATCAGTAACTCTTTCAAATAATGTTTTGTCAGTGTTTGCAATAAACTCTTTAATGTGTTCTTTGTCAGTAACAACATCGTCGCCTATTTCAATTGATGCAATTGATTTTTCAAGTGTTGCAATAGTAAGGTCTGTTAATTTTTTAAAACTTGTATTAAATGTTGCAAGTTTGTCGCCTTCGCTTACATCGTCTCTGTTTAGAATTTGAAATATTCTTTGTTCTTCAAATGTTTTTTTACTAGTTTCTGTAAACTCTCCATAAGTTAAAGGACGCAAGTTAACTTTTAACTCGCCTAAGTCTACTGTACTAATATACTCTACATTTGAAAATTGATCTAACATAATTCGTAGATCTAAATCAAAGTCTTTTTCATCACCTGTTACAGGAGTCTTAATACTAATCTCCATTTTTTCGCCATACGTTGCAATCCTAATTGCAATCAAACATGCATCAAGATCCATTGAAGGCATATTCCACGGATCAAGGATCGCTGGTATACAACTCTTAATAACAGCAACAGTCGCTTCTCCATTAAGTAAAGCGTCTGGTGTTTTTATCATTATTTCATCCCTAGCCGTCATTGGAAATACTGGATATTCTCCGCTTTCAGATACTTCTAGACTTCCCGCAGGGTAAAATTTTCCGCCACTTGGTAAAGTGAGATATATTTTCGGTTGTCTAAAATATTTCTGTAACGGATTGTTTTTTTGGTTTTCCATTTTTTCTCCTGGCTAAATACTATATAAACGTATATACCAAATATATTTATGTACGTACTTAACTGGATCTGAAAATAAGTGGCTGACGAAATTAGAATTGAAAATGTAGGTGGCGAGAACGGTGTTGCAAGCGAAGTAACACTTGCTCGATTAGTTACGGCTATGGAAAAAATGGCCAGCAAAACTGGTGCTGACCCTAAATCGCAGGGAGCTAAAACACAAAAAGCCTACAATGACGCACAAAAAGAAGGTGTTAAAGTATCAACTAAGCATAGAGATGCTGTAGAAGACAACACTGACGCTGTAAAAGAC